ACAGCAAGACCACGAAGTTCTTCTGCAATTGCTTTTACAAAGGTGTAAGAGTTGATGTTACTATTTCCCTTGTATCTTGATGAAGAACAGATATTCAGATAATCAATAAAGATAATATCCGGTTTGAATGATTTCTTCAGTGCAAGTTCATTCAGGAGAGACTTGAAATGACCAGCATGAGCAGATGCAGTTGGATACTCTTTGATAATTAAAGTTCCTTGAGTTTTCTTTGCAAGATTCGTGACCTTGTTTTCAAACATTTGCTTGGGAAGGTCAACGATATCTTGAATGGGAACATTCAGGAGGTTTGCATCAATTCTTTCAGCAATGCGTTCTTCTGCCATTTCCAACGTAATGTACAAAACGTTCCTCCCTTGGAGCAAGACGGAGCTAGCCACATGGCACATGAATAGAGATTTCCCGACACCCGTACCAGCAAGAGCGATGTTAAGAGTTTTGTTAGGGAGACCACCTTTCGTGATTTTGTTAAAGTATTCAAGATCAAATTCAATTTTATCCTCCTTTTTGTGATAAGATTCATATCGTTGTTCATAGTCCTGAAGATAATCATGACCAACATGATTATCAAAACTTACAGCAAGAGCATCAGAAAGAATAGAAGGAATACTGTCACGATTCTTCTTTTCATCGTTTCCATCAGCAATATGAATAGACTCCATAAGTGCCAAATAAATGGCACGATCACGACACCACTTTTCAGTGGTATCAACTAACCAATTAAACTCAGTAGAAACATCTTCCAAACAAGAAATTATTTGAGTGATTTCTTTGAAAGATTGCTCATTAATATCAGTTCTCTTTTCTATCTCAATGCAGAGAACTTCCTTTGTTGCTGGTTGATTATATTCTTGAACAAAAGAAAGTATTTCCTCGAATACAATTTTTTGATTTTGATCTTCAAAATATTCAGACTTAATGAATGGAATTACTTTTCGAATATATTGTTCATTATGTAACAGGTTTCTAAGGATTAGAAACTCAACTTTCTCCATAACTAAATTCCTTACGTGCGATTTCGTCTAATTGTTGCATTACATCTTCTGTGAAATATACTTCAGGTTCCTTTAGAATCTGTTTAGCATAAATCTTTTTCCCATCAATCTCATAACGTCCTGCTACATTCTTCCAGAGTCCACCAATCTCACCAAGTTCCAGAAGACCATAGTAACGATCAAGGCCGCGCTCATCATAATAAAGACGGACTTCAACATCTTTATTCTCCTTACTCAAACGCGACTTAGCAGTCTTAGCTTTGATAATATTGCCGACCACTTCTGTTCCATCCTTTTCTTTCTTTTTGCTAAGATAAATGATTGTAGACGCTGCGTACTTGAGTCCGCTACCTCCCCCCATTTCCTTAGTTGGTACATAAGCTCCGATAACATCATAAGTGTGATTGGTTACTATCATTGGAATTTTTGCTTGACCTAGTTTCAAGGTAAGCATACGAAATGCACCTTTAATTAGTTGTGATTTAGTCATATCACGAACTTCTTTATCATTCAATGCATCATTAATCTCTTTGCTGGTAGAAAGCATCCCTAAAGAGTCTAGCACAAACATGCAAGGATTGCGTTCCCCTTCAGGTTTTTTCATGTACATATCTACTGCTTTAAGTGCTGTTCCACGAAACTCTTCAACAGTGACAACATTAACAACCACAAGACGAGAAGTATCAATTCCACGAGATTCTAGAAGAGATTTAGTGATAGCAGCTTCAGTATCAAAGTAGAGACAATAACCATCGGGATTATTATCGAGAAAATTCTTAACAACGGCGAGACTGAAGAAAGTTTTTCCAGTAGAAGACTCTCCAGCAATAGCAGTAATCTTATTGCCAGATACGCCGCCAAATATGCTACCTGAAACCAGTGCATTAAAAATGTACGAACCAGTATCAACATAAGTTTCAGTCTCATCAATGTCGGAGGCAAGTTGTGTATACTCACCACCAATTTCTTTTACAATATCTTTAAGGAAGTCCATTATGCAAAAAATGAATCAAGGTTTACTGTTTTCTCTACTTTCCACCCAATAGAATCGAGAATGATTTTAAGTGGTTCGAGAAATGCTTTTTCAAATTGTAGGTCATAGTCTATGTATCTGTCAAGATTAAGTTCCTTTGGAAATTCCTGAATGAACGAAATAATATTTTCATGGATACTATTTGGTTTCTTAAGGTAAATAAACTTAATCTTCTCTCCATTTTGAATAAGTGAATACTTATTAGTTAATTTATTCTGTTTAACATAGTGATTAAACAAAAGTGCCCCACGAACATGAATTGGAGTTCCTTTAACATAGATCTCAGATGAAGATTGATACTTCTGAACATCAGATGCTGAGCGAGGAAATGAGATTTGTTCTGGAGGAAGTTTCTTAAACTCCCCACGACATTTATCAATAAACTCAATCACTTCATCTTCAGTTCCACTCATCATCAACTTAAGAGCATCCTTAATCATTTTTCGACAAGGTGCAGGAGTGGAAGATTTAACTGCCTCGATACCCATCATCTTAAGTTTAGGTTCTTCATAGCGAACACCTTCACTATCCCAGACGTTAAGAATGTATCGTTTCTTAGCGGTCCAGATGCCACGGTCGGCAATGTTCTCTCGCTTCATCTGCATCTTCTGGTCATATGCATTCACATAGTCCGCCAGTTCTTGGTAAGAACCTTCAATATATTTTTCAAGTTCCATCGAAGCGACCTTATCAAGGAACGAAACAACGCTTTCAGTAGTTTTCTCTCTTCCTTTGTATACAGTTTCAACCAGAGGACCCATATTAAGATAAATGGAATCAGTATCAGAAGCAATGACATAATCAACATCCTTTGTTTTAAGAATTTTGTTTAGATAAGAATTCATCTTTTCTTCAATCCAACGAATAGAAACCTGACCACTCAAAGTAATTGCTTCAGCATTTTCCAATTTATAATAACGAAAATACTGATTTCCAATAGCACCATAAGCAGAGTTCAAAGAAATCTTCTTTGCCATCTGAATATTATTGCATCTGGCAATCTCCTTTACCAATTCTTTATTCTTGGTTTTTTCGTATTCTTTTTTTGCCTCAATCATCTTCTTTTTAAAGATGACACGATCCTGATACATTTTTTCCATTAGTTCTGGAAGAAATCCACGAACATCTTTGCGAAACATTGCACCGTTCGCACAGACTGCATAATCTTTATAGAGCTCAAAACTGATTTCTTGATTCAGGATTTTATCAACAGTTGCTGTGGGATGCCTTTCATCTACCAGAGTTTCTGGTGAGATGTTATATTGCATAATCAAGTGCGGATAAAGTGAATTAAGGTCAAAGTTTACGACCCAATCATACTTTCCTGGAATTGGTTCTTTTACATAAGCACCAGCATACTTTTCATTTTTTTGTGTTTTGTTCCTAGGAGGAATTACAATATTTCTTTTCTTGAGATAATTGTAGATAATATTGTCCCACATTCGAACTTGATAAAACACATCAGCATAATTTACTTTTGCGTCATATGCCATAGTCAAAGCAAGTTCAATTAACTTCATCTTGTCTTCCAAACGGTCAACAAGTTCTACGTCAACAATGTTGTATTCAATAAACTTTTGCCAACCCTGAGTATAAAAATCCTTGAAGGTATCAAACTCAGAGTGGTCTAGTTTCTTCTGACCAAGTTCTACCTCAGCAATATAATCAAGACGATATGATTCCTGTGCTTTGTAAGTAAACTTCTTATAAAGATCGAGATAGTCAAGTTGAGTCATTCCACCCACATCAAATGTAGTATGCTTGCGACCATTAATGAACACTTCACCCTCTGTTACAAGTCCCCAGTTAGAAAAACGCTTCATTAGTTTTTCACCAAGAACGCGATTCAGTCTTTTACAAATATAAGGAATGTCATACAATTGAATGTTCCAACCAGTCACAACGTCCGGAACATCAATCATCCAATAATTAATAAAATTATTGAGAAGTTCATATTCTGAGGGACAGTGATGATATGTTAAATCACTGCGATTATACTTGAAAGGTCGAACTCCCCAAGTAATAATCTTTTTAGTTGTATAATCCTGAATTGTAATTGCAAGGATTTCTTCAGAGCAAGATTCTACATCAGGGAAACCCTGCTCTGAAGCAACTTCAATATCCAAAGTTACAAGTTTGATTTTATTAATATCGAATTTAATTTCATCTTCTGGATATTTCTCGGAAATATATTGATAGATATATCGATCATTTCCATAAATTTCAAATCCATCAATCTCATCATATTTTTTATAGAACTCTCTACAGTCCTTTACTGTTCCGGGATTAATTGGTTCTACTGCTTCACCACCTAATGTCTTATACTTAGAATCTTTTTTAGTCTTCACAAATAGAGTTGGAAAAAACTCATCTCTTGTTTCAAATCTCTTACCATTCTCTACCCCACGAACCAAAAATTGATTTCCAATCAATTGAACATTAGTATAAAAGCTTTGTGTCATTCCTTAATTAAATCCTCATATTTTTCAAGAAGTGTTGGAGTTGGATCAGCAAGAGTAATGATTTTATCAGAACTCATCATAAAAGAATCTTGTTTCGTATATCCGGACAGAAAAGGTTCTAAAACTTTTTGCGTCCCATGAACAGACCCATCTTTAATCACAAATGGTTTAATAAGTTTACAATCGGGTTCCCCAATATCAGCACCAACTTCTTCAATCTGACTTATCAGTATCTGATTGTTGGTTAGTACTAAGATCTTTATTAGTTTTTTTTCCATAGTTCAAAACTTCCTCATACATTGATTTTAATTTTTCTATCGGTTCAACAATAGTAACAACCCAGTCAACAGTGACAGGTATTCTCATATCTTTCGATAAAGGACTCCACGGAGATAAACTAATTTCATAAGATTTATTTCCATCTTTATCAACTAAATTTTCTTGATTTGTCAAACGAACTACACAAGGTTTTGTAAAAAAATACCCTATGACTTTTTGTTCGTCTTCATCACCAACCAACATCTCCTGTATATCTGCTATAACATCTTCGCCAGATTTTAGAATTGCAAGTTTTATGGTCATTTTTACCTCATACCTCTATTCATTGTACCAAGAAAAAAAGAAGGAGTCAACCTGGATTTTGCCAGGGACTCCTTTGCGCCGACGATATTCAAAAGTATTTATCAATCGCCGTTTCCGTTGCCTCCACCACCATTTCCATCTCCACTAGCACTAGAACGACTTCTTACAGGAACTGCTTTACCCCTATCAATTTTTTGAGATTTACCTCCAATATAAACGGTATGGGGAACTGCATTTTTATATGCGATTGTTTTGAACTCGTCGAAAGTTTTCATTTTTTATTTTTATTTAGAGATAGTCCTTCCTCTTATGATGCTCGGGAACAATCCTACCCAAAGTAACAGTCAAAAGCCCATCCTCAAAATCAACTGATCGTACTTCCGTATCATCAGAGAGTGTCCACGCTCTCTTAAAACTCCGTTGAGCCAAACCTTTGTGGATATAGTTGGACTCCGTTTCTTTATCTTCTTTTTGGCCCTCCACAAAGAGTTTGCCATCTTGTGTGTAGACATAGACTTCTTTTTTCTTAAATCCAGCAAGTGCAAGTTCTAGTCGTGATTCAACATTACTGACTTGGACTAGATTGTAAGGAGGATAGTTGGTGGTAGTTTCATGAAGATGGAAAATACGATCAAAGTATTCATCCATTCCAATACTATACTTGTTGATCCTCTCCATCAAAGCAGGAAGATCTGCAGAATTAAATCTTGAAGTTGCAAGATTAGTCATTATGGTAGCTCCTTTAAAAGCGAGTTTGTGTTGTGTGGATCCTTACGGCATCCATTACTAATTATACAAGATACGAAAAAAAGAGGATGAGTAAAAACCCAACCTCTTTTTAGGGTGTTCCGACTTTTGTAGAGACCGCACGAAAGGTCTCATTCCTATTTATTCTGTTTCTGAAGTTTTTCCTTTTTTACCAATATTATACTTCTGCTCCAAAATCCAATCACCTTTATCCTTATATGCAAGAACTTTAATTTGATTTAAAGGAGCAATATCATTTACACTATCTGGTTTGATGATAGTAATGAGTCCCCAATCAGCAAGAAGACGAACAATACGATTACGTCTTTGAACATCGTTTACTGTAAGATTAGCATGTTTGCCGTCAAGAGCAAATAGTTCTTTAAAGTGGACAATGAAATATCTACCTTGCTTATGAAGAATATGGCAAGATTGATATAGTTTTTTCTCCTTTCTTGATGCAACTCCGATGCGTGTCAAAGTTTCACGAACTTTCAGAAAGTCATCAGGTTCATTAAGAATTACCTCTACCATTTGGTCCTGAGACCATTCAACAGTAGGTTCTACCGTAGTAGTCATTTTGTTCCTCCAATATCAAGTCGTTGTTTAATGAAAGTAAGTTGTTCTTTTGTCAGGATTTTCAGTGCTTGAAATGCCTTTTCATTACTATAACCATAGTATTGTTTAACACATTCTAAGTCTGTAACCTTATCCTTTCGGAGCCAGGGAGAAAATCTCTTCCGTTTCCTAAGAGTATTTAGATAAAAAGAATATTGCATATCTTTCTCAAGATGATGGTTTATATTCATTTCATTCGCGTACATCACACAATCAATATGTCCAGATAAACAACGATTTATGATATATGAAGGATAAGACTTGATATCTTCAGACAAGTCTTCCTTTGTAAAGTTAATAGAGTTTAACCAATCTTTAAGTTCGTAAGTCATCGTATAATTTGAATTTCACTATCTTCAGTCCAGAGTTCAACCTTATCCCTAAATCTCCCCTCTTGTTTTAGTTTTTCATATCTCTTTGCAGCCTTTTTCTTCCACCAAGAAATTATGTTCTCAAGATAAAACTTATCCCAATTTGGTCCTTTGATTAGTTCTTCTTGTTCGCCACAAATAACCTCACGAACATTTGAATATCCATATTCGCATATATAAAATCTCTTCTTCTGAGTAAGAGCAAATGCGGTATTAATCACTTGGTTAAAAGTGTCAAGTTTCTCTTTGTCTTGAAGCGAGTTACGAATGATAGAAATCATTTTTGTTTGTCTCTTCATCTTTTTGGAAGATGCTTTATTATCAGTTAACGGAGTATTATTGTTTAGAAGAGTAAACCTATCATGAAGACGATGAAATGCCTCATCATGTAGTAGTGGAAGAAATTTGCTTTCAGTAAGACCCTTGTATCTCATAAATGGTTTCAGTCCATCATACTGAGATGCGTCAGTGGTTGAACCGTATAGAGATGTAGTTTCAAACAACGCAATATCCTTTTCAAACACATTATTAAGTGTTTCTCTTGCATAGTGAGAACAGCAAAAAAGTGCAAGAAGTTTGCCACCAAGATAATTATATCCAAAAGGTTGAGATGGTACTATCACAAATCCCATGGCAGCATGGCGATTAAAAATAGAAAGATTAGGAACTTGACCTAACCATTCATTTCTTGGTTTTGAGTTGATAGTGGGAGAACCAAAGCGAATAAACCCAAGAACTTTTCTAGTATTCTTTTCATAAATCATCCAACGAAGTTCTCTTCCAGGAATATTAGATTCATTATTATGAGAAGATACTGCCTTCAGAAGTGTATTGTAATGTTCCTGAGGGAGAGACTGCTGAAATCTATCTCCAACAAACTTGATATCAAACTCCATTTCTTCTGGATGAATGTCTTCATTGAAGAACTCATCATGAAGTGAAGCAAGGGTATTAGTTGATTTAATAACTTCTTTCTTAACAAAACGCAGGTAGTCTTCAATGTTTCCCATTTGAGAGAAATAATTGATAAACTCATCTGCCGCCCACTGGGCATCTTGCTCAGAAATAATCATTTAAACTCACACTCACACATCAGTTCAGTTAATGCTGCTAAAAGATTTATTTCCTGGTCAGCCACGAACGCACATTGGTATTGATACTTAGCAATAACAAGAACGGCAGCAGGGATAGATGCGGGAACAAGGCAATCGTAAGCGGCGTCATAAACCCTGCGAAGAAGACTGCTAGCATCGTTGTCCAAGTTGGAGACCACCCACTTTCGGACTTCAGGAAAGTTTTTATCCTTGAGATTTTTAATGAGTTCATTTACAGAGATGTCAGAGAAAGAAGCAAGAATACCAGAATCAATTTTACCTCCAGTAGAGTACCTTTGAATTTCATTCAGAACTCTTCGGAAATCAGGGAAATGTTTTGATACCAATTCCGCAACGACTTTTTGATCGTATTCAATCTTTTCCGCATCCAAGATTGATTGAAGTCGTTGAAAGAAACTTCCTGCAAGTTGAACTCTTTGCTTCCCTTTGATTGTGAAGTCAATGACGGCACATCGGGAGTGAAGAGGTTCAATAATTTTGTTTTTGTAGTTGCAGGTAAAAATGAATCGGCAGTTGTTATAAAATGCCTCAATATTCGCCCGTAGTAGGAGTTGTACGTCGTTGCCTGTGTTATCAGCCTCATCGATGATGATGACTTTGTGTTTAGAAGATCCCGTAAGTGAGACGGTCGAAGCGAAGTTCTTTGCTTGGTTCCGTACAGTATCCAGGAAACGCCCTTCGTCGGATCCGTTGATGACATAATAATCTGCCCCCAATTCATTGCACAATGCTTTTGCAATTGTAGTTTTACCAATACCAGGAGGTCCAGCAAGAAGAAGATTAGGGATCTCACCTTTTGCCACAAACTCCTTAAATGTTTTTTTAGTTTCATCGGGAAGAATACAATCCTCAATCACTTGAGGACGATATCGTTCCACGAAAAGGAAATCACTGCTCATAATTAAATCCACGAAGGTCGTCTTTCGGGCATACGAAGATAGTTATCAGACACCCAAGGTTTGGATGCAATGTATCGTTTATATGCTTCAAATGTATCAATAGTATCATCAAACTTCCATTCCTCTGGCATAGCACGAGCAAATGGAGTCACTTCCGTGATCTTACCCTTGGGAAACAAATAGTATGCATCCACAAGAGTTTTATAACAGGAGTGAGTTTTATTATACCGCAGGCAGTATTCATCAGACAAGTTCAGTCCCCACTTGATTAACCAGTAGGCATTATGGATGCTCTCCATTGCCCACTTGGTGCAGGGATGATTGCGGAATGCTCCTTTCTCGGTCTTGTAGGGGGTTCCATCTGCCTTAGGGAGAGTTCCGTACCCGTGCCCCCACTTCTCTGATGCCACGATAGAGAGCATCTGACAGCACTCTAGAGGCATCTTAACAACGTGTTTGTCGGGGAGGCAAACAGCACTCTCAGCAGGCCAAGGAGAAGTTACGAAAATGTTCATCAACCAAAAGTAGAATCAGGCTCCAGAGCAATATGATAAGTCACATTGAACCCAGTATTCTTGAATCGTGACAGAAGTTTACGAGAGATAACCACCTCATAGGAACCAGGAAGAATCTTAATATTCTCTACCTTGAAGTTGAAGGTAAACACTTCATCAGTTTCACCAACAACAACAGAGAAATCGTTAGAGGTATCGTTCTTCTTATCACGAACAACTAGTTTTACCACACCTGCTTCACCAACCACAGACAGGTCAGGAAGTTGATAAACAGCAGCAGCCTTAAGGAGTTTATCAAGTTCCTTGGTATCAAGAAGGAAACAAACATCTTCACTAGGCAGAACAATGTCCTTTTCAGGAGGAGTGATGATTACATTAGGGTCTGCAAAGAAGTACTTAGAGCGAGATTTGCCTTCTTTGATAACTACATAACCATCATTCTGGAAATCAAGTTCTGCATTTTGATGAAGATTGAGACCATTAAGAAACTGATTAAGGTCATAGATACCAAAATCCTTTGGTAGTTCCTCTTCAATTGTTGCTTCTGCAAGAATGTTCTTCATTACAGAAATAGTACGAAGATTGTTTCCCTCCTTAAACAGAATAGACTGGTTAATGGAAGAAAAGTTCTTGAGAAGCGTAAGAGTTTTATCGGAGAGTTTCATAATCACTTATTTTCAACAAGGTTAAGGTGGTTAATCAAGAGAATAGTATAGTGCAAGACCTTAAAGAGATCTGCGCGAGGAGTGCCTTTTGTATCATATCTATCAATATACTTAGTTACATTACCTGCACAGAATCCTTCACGACGATTGTGTTTAATCTTATCTAGAGTTTGCTCTTTTCCACCACCAGTACGATCAACATAATGCTGTCGATAAGTGCTTGCAATATACTCTTCAAGTTGTTTCAGGATTTTATCTTCGTTATACTTCCAGAAACCATTTTTGTTTGTGTCTTCAGGCATATTCAAATTAAAAGTAATTGTATCATGTGCGGAATGAGGATTTCCAGTTAGACTAATTCCATTATAATTCCAGAAGTCTTGTGCTGCACGAGGATTATCAAAAGAAATAATATCAGTTCCTCGACTACCTGAGATTACAGTATCTCCAAATTTTTTGGGGATGGAACTTTCATAAGTGCTTTCAAAATTTTCAGACATTGTGTTTCATAGTAAAGGACAAAAAGAGGAGGCACTTTTTACCTCCACATATTCTATCAGACAGACTGATATGTGTCAATGGACTCTTCAGAAGGCATTCGGAAATCAGCATCAACCTTGTCATACAGTTCAAGGAATGCTTGCTTGGTTTCATCGTCAAAACGATTCACACAAACTTGGATTGCCTTTGCCTTATCTTGGAAGATGCTGTAAGCACGGATGATGTGAACCAAGCGACGAGTGCTGATGATTTCCTCAATACCACCATCGTAGAAGGTCTTGCGGATGATGTCTGCCCAGTCTACCAGTCGCTTGCAGAAGTCGCGGTCTTCCACGCCAAGGTCCAGAGCAACCCCTTCCAGGATCTTCTGCTCGGTCGCAGGGGCAGGGTAGGACTGCTCAAAGGTCACAGGGAAACGCTCAAGAAATGCCTCATTGAGCACGTTGGTGCCAATAAAACGGCCATCATCAGAACCCTTACCCTTGGTGTTAGCAGTGGCGATCACATTAAATCCAGCAGCAGGTTTCACCCATCGCCCAATCTTTTTCAAGAAAACACCTTTACCTTCTAGAATGGACTGAAGGCAGAGGATTTTATTGCTAGCAAGGTCGATTTCATCCAACAGAAGAATAGCACCACGCTCAAGTGCTTCAATCACGGGACCATTATGCCATGCGGTATTTCCATCCACAAGGCGGAAACCACCAATCAAATCATCCTCATCAGTCTCAATTGTGATATTCACACGAATCAGTTCACGCTTAAGTTGAGCACACGCTTGCTCCACAGAGAACGTTTTACCATTACCCGAAAGACCCGTAATGAACGTAGGATAAAAAAGACGGGACTGAATAATCTTTTTAACATCAGAAAAGTTGCCAAACTTGACGAAGGTATCATCTTTATCAGGAATAAGATTTTGTTCGATGGGAGGGACCACAGAGGGTGCTTGAAAAGTTCGTTCGATTTCTTCTACCTTTTGTTGGGTTACTTCAAGATTCCACTTACCACGACCAACTTTAAATTGGTCAAGTTTCTTGGTGACAGTCTGATAGTTAGCATCGTTCAGATTACACCAAGCACGAATATCAGCCCCAGTAATGTTATTACCATACAGGTTCTGAAGGGAGGTGCGGATGTAGTCAGAGGAGAGTGCCATTCGTTTGTTTCGTTTCAACCTAGTCATTATAAACGAAAAAAGGGTCCGCTTGGGACCCCAGTGGTCAGTTCGCCAACTGGTTCTTAAGTTCTCTCAGATACTCTTCACTAGCAATGTGACCAGTGTATCCTGGATAATATTTATTTACTAGTGCAGGAATGCCCATAGCAGTTGTGCTGCTATTGCACTTAATCCACACTTCTTTAGTGTCGTATTTTACTACGTGGTCAAATGGAAATTTAGTTTTCATGCTACCAAAGAAATGAACTCACCAAGAACTTTTTTATTTAGTTTTTTAGTTTTCAAAGACCTCACAAAAGCAGATTTGATTTGAGACTTTGTTGCGTCTTCAGCAACTTCAAACTCAGTGTCCTGAGAAAGTGCTGTTGCAGACAAAGCGAAGTATGCATCATAACCAGAGTTTGTAATAGTAAAACTCTTCACTTTCTTCCAGTCATTCTGAATTTTTTCATACTGCTTATCATTATGAGAATGATACATTTGAATAAAGCGACTTACATTTCGACTTTCAAGAACACGAATACCAATAAAGTTTGTGGAAGAAAACTTATCCTTCAGATTCCTAAGAAGAACATCAGTAAACTCATGATAACCATAACCAATCCTATAGGTGGTTCCAATCTTGCGGTCACGAAGAAATGTGCTCATAGGATTAATATATCCAGTTCCAATATAAGGTTCTTTATCCCAGCGACGTTGAACTTCTTTGTGCTGAACAAGTTGATTTGCTTCACCATCAGTCAGAACAATACACTGAACCTTTTGTAGTTTATTTTCTTTCTGGAACTTTGGAAGAATCTGATGAAGAGTAATAAGTGCTTCATTCAAAGGTGTACCAGAAAGGCAAAGGCGATTTGAGTAAGTATATGGAGAACTATAAGACCTACCAAAACAGTAGGCAAGACGCCAAATATTAAGCATTTGATGCTCAAGTTCTTTACCAGAAACTTTACTGGTAAGAATATTCATCAGGGAGAAAGTTTCGTCAACAACTAACAGACCATCTTTTTTCTGATAATGGGGAGTACGGTCTGCAGCAAGATAACGATCTTTCTCATAATCATACTCACCACGACGCCACTCATTAGTGAAAGCATAAACCTCAAAGGGAATGGATACTTTTTTACAGAACCACACAAGATTGAAGAGTTGCTTGCAAGTATCAAGCATCACTTCAGCCATAGAACCACTCCAGTCTAGTACAAATACCAGACCATGATTCTTACCATCAGGAATCACAGAAACCTTCTTGAACAAGTCTTCATTGTACTTGTAAGTATGAAGACGAGTAGTATCAAGAACACCTGTACGAGCAGTTGATGCACGAGCATACTGGTCTGCTGCCTTGCGACACTCAAACTCTTTCACGAGGTAATTAACTTCTTTTTGAGCAGAAGACTTAAACTTCTTGAAGTCAATATCAGATTCTTTGTAAAGATTTACAGGAGTATATCCCTTATCTTTTGCATGTTCATTATGAATCTTTTGTTGATGAGCAAAGGAATCATCAATGTCTTTGTGAACATCAGAGTTCTTACCAATAATGGTATCAAGATTCACTTGAGGAATCTCAATATAAACATTTTCATCAAAAGCATTACCAACAAGGTCACGAATCTTATCTTCCAAAGATTCTGCAGTGCGAACTTCAGGTTCTTCTTTTTCACCAGAAGATTTTACAGGAGTTTCATCACCTTGAGCAGTTCCACCATAGGACTCTTCATTCTCTTTTTCGGAAGAGTTGTCACTCTCACCTTCTTGCTCAGAAGAGGAGTCATTAGTCTCCACAAAATCGCTTGCAGGAGACTGAGAATTTCCTTGAGTCTCGTGCGAATCGAAGTCAGAAACTTTCTGCTGCTGCTCCTTTTCTTTTTTACAATACTTGTAGAGTTCTTCAGCAGCAATCAGAGCATCTGCAAAACTTTCACAGGCATCAATCAAATTGATAATTTCTTTCTCTTCAGGTTTAAAATCAAGAGTCAGAAAGTTACCAATCTTAAAGTAAAGATTAGCACGGTCAGCAAGATTAAAAGTAGAAATATCATCATCTCCAAGTTGAAAGAAATC